GTTCGGTTATTCCCGACTTCTTATTAGAAGAGGTTGGAGATTGCAACTCTGCGGTAGTAAACGTTAGAGTTAACATCCAATGCACCAAGACCCTGTGCTGTGCCTTTAGCGAATGGGTTAGCAACCATACCATAACGGGTTTTAAATCCGATTTTTGGCTGGAAGCTGTTCTCACCAACTGCGCGTACCATCTGTAGTGGAACGTATGGGCAATAGAAGAGACCTGCGTCGAATGCTGAAGTACCTTTGTATCCAACAACCAAGTAGTTACCAACCGCATATGGGTCAATATATACTCTGTAACGACCGTTAAGAACACCGGCGAATGTGCTGCCTGTGTCATCAACTGCTAGGTTGTTACCTGCGATAGCTGGGGTATAATCAAGAACTCCTGCCATTTGCAATGCTGATGCAACATCAGAAGAACAGATAACAATGTTACCTTTTCCTCTACGAGTAGCTTTTGCAATTGCGTTTGCTTCTTGCTCAATCTGGAACATCAACCCTTTGAACTTCTCAACTGACCATCTGCCGTTAGCATCAACGTCAAGATCAAAAGTACCTGGTGTTGCTGTACCTGCCGCACCTGCTACAGCGTTAGTGTAGATTGTACGAACTAATTCGCGGTTAATTTCAACAAGGATTTCTGACTGCAGAATGTTTGCTAATTCTGTTTCAGCATCCAAGCCGTGTACTGCGCGAAGGTCTTGAGCAAGCTCAGTTGTATATTCGGCTTTTAGCGCTCTTGACTTCGCAGTTACCGCAACTTTCTCGATTGAGAATGCCATTTCTGCAAAGTTTGTACCGTTACCGTCGCCTAATGCTTCAGCTTCAGTTGTACCCATACCAGCACCTGTTGAAATCAATGATGTATTAGCAACATCGCTAACAGGCATTGTACCAGTGTGTGTACCTGCACCAGAGAAGTCTGTATCAGCTTCGCCGTAGAATGCTTCTGCACCAGCTTGGCTTGTATACTTAGAACGCATTGCAAAGATAAGACCAGTTGGTCCTGTCATTGGCTGAACGCCTGCAATGTCATAAGCCATTAGGTTTGGCATTGCACGTCTTACAAGTGAAATAAGTACTGGATCGTAACCGGCAGTTGGACCACCTGCTGCTGAACCTGCACCAAAACCACCTGTTGTAGCGTCGTTTGCTGGTGTTTCTGTAAGTAGTGAGCTCATGTTAGCTGACAAATCGCCAGATTCCATTAGAGCCTTTTCTGTATTTTCAAGAATTGTCGCAGTGACAGATTTCTTGTGTTTGTCTGCAATTGGTGAAAAAGATTCGTGCTCAAGGATTGGGCCCCACTTTTCCACAAGTGCTTGATAGTTTGACTGTGCCATTTTTTCTCTATCTCCTTGTTAATAAAGTTCTATCTGGATCTATTTATATAATTTAATGTTTTGCTGATCTTGAGTTAAGAGCATTAACTAAAGCATTGATTGAAGAATAATCTGAAACTGGAGCTTTCACTTTTGTTTCTTCAGTGATAATTTCTTCCTCAACATCATCTGTTCCTTCTACTACTGCTTTTGGTTTAGCAAAGAAAGACTCTTTTAAAGTAGCAAGATCTGATTTGTATTCGTCAATGTTATCAGCATCAAGTTTTTCAGAAAGAACCTTAAGACGCTCACGCTGGGTGATAGTAAGGTCTTCAGTCATTTCTTCGAAAACTCTTTCAGCTTTAAGTGAAGCAATTTCTGCTTTTAGCGCAACAGCTTCGTTGATCGCTTCATTAGCAGCGTCCTTAAGTTCTTTTGCTTGCTCTTCAAGCCCAGCAACTACGTCAACTGTTTCGTCGTTAACTTCGATGTTGTGCTCTTCGAACAATGACTTAAGTCCGTCCATTAATGATTCAGCCATCTCAACTTTAACACCAGTTTCGATTGCTAATTCATTTTCTTTCATCCACTCTTCTACTACGTAGTCGAGGTAAGAATCGAGATTCTCTACGATCTGATCCACAGATTTCTGAACTGATTCGTTCATTTCTGCTTCTAACTCTGCTGTTTTTTGTTCAACAATTGCCGCGGCCTTAATAGCTGCTGCTTCGTTTACTGCTGCTTCAAAAACAAGAGTAACCTTTGATTTAAAATCTTCAGCCAAGTCCATTCCTTCGAACATAGCAGCGATTGAAGCTTCGTGCTCAATTACTACTTCTTCTTCGATCTCAGCTTCTTCTTTTACTGCGCCGCCTTGGCCAGGTGTCGTGCCGTCTACTTTGTCTGCTTTTGGATCAGCAGCTTTTTTAACGTCAGCTTTTTTCTTTGGAATTGCTCCACCTGCACCAGTTACTGGTTCAGGGGTTTCCGCAGGCTTGACACCATCGCCGCCAGTGCCAGCAACAACTTTTTCGTCTAGCTCATTTGACATATGTTCTACTCCCTATATTAGTGGTTATTCTATATGTT